ATAGTATGAAGATCAACATTCCATCCATAACCCCAGTGCGTAAGTTAACCCGCGATAAAGGAGTAATACCATGAGTAAGACGAAGGCGCGGGTATTCGTCCCGCTGACGAAAGTGGACGAGGAGCTGCGCCTTGTCTATGGTACGATCACACAGGAAGTGCTGGATAAGTCTGGCGAGACCATGGACTATGATAAGTCCAAGGCTCACTTCCAGAAGTGGTCGGATGACATCCACACCGCGTCGGGGGGACTGTCGAAGGGCAACGTTCGCGTCATGCACGGCCTGAGTGTTGCCGGCAAGTTGACCGAACTTGACTTCAATGATGATAACAAGTCCATCGAGGTTTGCGCCAAGATCGTAGACGATGCTGAATGGAACAAGGTTATCGAAGGCTGCTATACGGGCTTCTCCGTGGGCGGCAAATATGGCAAGCGCTGGGACGAGATCGTGGACGGTTCGAAAGTCAAGAAGTTCGAGGCCATTCCTAATGAAGTCAGCATTGTGGATAATCCCTGCGTTCCATCTGCAACCTTCGCGATGTTCAAGGCTGACGGCGCCGAAGAGCAGATTATGTTCAAGGCCGCCCAGGAGCAATCCCAGGAAACCGAAGAGACGCCGCAGCAGGCCGACGAGCCGACCGGTATCGTGAGTAACGAGCAGGTTGCCGCCAAAGCCACTGAGATGGCCAAGGCTGCGGATGATGGTTCGGACTGGACTGCCCACATTGAGGCTGCTCGTGCTGAACTCCTGAAGACTGTGGAGGAAAGCAATGAAGCATCCGAAGGTGGTGAAGGAGAAAAGACCGAAGTTGAGCAGACAGCCGAGGCTGCTCCTGAAGCGGATGCTGGGGAGACGACCGACGTTCCTGCCGAAAAGGTCACCCCTGCCGGAGTGATGCAGAAGTGGACTACCTCCGATGGAAAGATCTTCGACAAGAAGGCAGATGCTGTTACTCATGAAGAGTCACTCATCAAGACGGAGCTTACGGAAGCTGAGCAACTTGCTGCTCGACTTGCCAAGGCCCTTGCTCCTGAGGCCGATGAAGAGCCCAATTCGATCTTCTCCCTCGAACGGGTAGATCAGTTGCACAAGGCGGTCCTCGAGCTCGAACAGCCTCGGGGTGAAGATGGTGCACCGCTACTCGAGAAGGGCATGTATACTGTCAGTCGGTTCGCCAGCATGCTCGGTGATATTGCGGGCCTTGCTCGTACCATTCAGGCTGAAGGTAGCCTCGAAGGTGGTGATACCTCCGATGACAGTGTGGCCAAGACCCTTAAGGGTCAACTCGGTAGCTTCGGCGAAAGCTTCATGACCTACGCCAAGGATCAGATCGCTGAGCTGGTTGCCGGGATCGACATGGAGCTCACGCCTCGCTGTGCTTACGACTACTACTATCGTGCGGCCGGTGAGGGTAATGACCTGGCGAAAGACGTGGTCGAACTCATCGAGTCTGTGGAAGACCGCATGGAGCAGACTGCTGAAGGCATCGAGAAGCTGGCGAAGATGGCGGGCTTTGTCTCGAGTTCGGTCGAACAGCCCGACGAGCTCTCGCCTCCCATGCAGAAGCGCTTCGATGAGCTTGAGGAAGACAATGAGAAGCTGAAGAAGGTTGCATCCGCCGCCGTCGAGAAGGTCGAGGAGTTGGCCAAGCGGATGAAGGCCATCGAGGATACTCCCATGCCCCGAGCCCTCATCGGTAAGATTGCACTGAAGGAAGGTGATACTTTCCTCGGTAAAGACGTTACCGCCGAGACGGATCGTATGGCTATTCTCCATGACATGCTGAAGGAGCACGGCCCGGATGGTATGGCCACACTGATGATTAAGGCTGCACAGCAGAATGGACAGCAACTGTCGCTGAAGCAGTAAGAAGCAACGAGGCAACCGGGGACGGAAGCCTGCTAAGCCCTTGCCGGGGACGGTAAGGTTTGTGTAAACCACTGGAATAAAGAAAAGAGGTAAAGATGTCACAGATTGCACTCCAGGATCTGGGTCTCGCTGCAGGTGTTTCGCTTGATGCACTCATGAAGACCCTTTCCGAAGCTCCTGTTCTCACGGGTGAGACCAGCGAACTTCTCAAATCGACGTTCTCGCAGTCGGGTTCGGCTACCACCGGCCTGACGTTCTATGACCTTGAAGCAGGCGCCAAGTTCCTCTACCCGGTTCTGACGCCCCTTCGCAATGAAATCCCGCGGGTTAGCGGTCGTGGCGGCATCCAGGCAAACTGGAAGGCTGTTACCGGCATCAATACCTCGGGCATCCGCATCGGCGTTAGCGGCGGTAACCGCGGCGCGGTGATCGCAGTCAGTGTCGCCGACTACGCCGCTGCCTACAGGGGCATCGGTCTGGAAGACAACGTTGACTTCGAGGCTCAGTATGCTGGTCAAGGTTTCGAGGACATTCGTGCCCTTGCCGCCAAGGTTGGTCTGCAGGCCCTGATGCTCGGCGAAGAGCTTCTGCTCCTCGGCGGTAACGGCACCGTTGCCCTCGGTACTACTCCGACCCCGTCGCTGACTGCTTCGACCACCGGCGGCACTATGACTGCGACCACCAAGTTCGTGGCTTGCGTTGCTCTCACCCTCGAGGGCTTTGTCAATGCTTCGGTTACCGCGGGTATCCCCACCCAGGTCACGCGCACCAACGCTGACGCCTCTGTGGATACGTTCGGGGGTGGTTCTGCCCAGAAATCGGCTGCCGCTTCCGTAGCTACCACGGGTACCACGGGCTCCATCGCTGCAACGGTTACGGCCGTCCGCGGTGCTGTCGCTTATGCGTGGTTCTGGGGTGCTTCGGCTGCTGCCTCGACTTTGGGTGCTATCACCACGGTCAACAAGGCTACGCTGACCACCGACGCCGGCAGTGGGACTCAGGCTTACAGCTCGCTGCCTTCATCCGACAACAGCACCAACAACCTCGTCTTCGACGGCTTGCTGACGCAGGCTATGAAGTCTGGATCGAACGCTTACTACAAGTCGCTCGATGGTGCAACGCTGACTGCAGATGGTGCAAGCGGCATTGTGGAAATCGATGCTGCTCTGAAGTCCTTCTGGGATAACTACAGGCTGACTCCGGATACTCTCTGGATTTCTTCGGATCTGGCTTTGACTATCTCCCAGAAGATCCTCGAGGGGAACGCGAACGGTGCTTACCGTATCGTGGTCAACATGGAGCAGGGAATTATGGTCGGGGGCGTCATGGTCGCCACCTACCTCAACCGCTTCTCCATGAACGGTGCGAACGTACTCAAGGTTCGTATCCACCCGAACATGCCGGCCGGAATGATCTTCCTGTCGAGCAACAGTCTGCCTTATTCGGTTTCGGGTGTCGGCAACGTCATGCAGGTTCGGACCCGTCAGGAGTACTACCAGATCGAATGGCCGCTCCGCACTCGTAAGTATGAGTATGGCGTCTATGCCGACGAGGTACTTCAGCACTACTTCCCGCCTTCAATGGGCGTGATTGCCAACATCGGGTAACCCTCGGGTAACTCGAAGGTGTGAGGGGGGCTCCGCGCAGGGCCTCCCTCATTTTCTACATTGCGCATAGGGACAAGACTTATCATGAGCAAGACTATCATGCAGGCACCGAAGGGTACCAACGCCGCTAACATCATGGGCCACGAGTACGAGATTGGCAAAGATGGTAAGATCACCGTTGTCAATGTCGACCATATCGAGGTCCTGACCCGCCACGGCTTTGTGGAGTCCTTTGTCGAGGCCTCACCTGAAGAAGTCGCTGCACTGATCGAGAACATGGACAACAAGACCGACCTTGTTAACTTTATCGAGGAACGTGGCGGCGATGCCGATGAAGACATGAGCTTCAAGAAGCTTCGTCGTTTGGCGACTGAGGCCGCTGCCGGTGATGTCAGCGAGGACTGATCCCATGACTGAGAGACTGACAACCCTGGCTAACGTTAAGGAGTGGTTAAGCATCACTTCTACGCCGAGCGATGCCGAGCTTACGCGAGTGATCGACGCAGTCTCTCAGTTCATCCTCAACTACATCAATCGGGCAAGCTTTCAGCGCAAGTTATATACCCAGAACTTCAAAGGCTATGGTAAGTGCTCGACGCTAATCCGCAACTGGCCCGTCCTGTCCATCTCTGCTGTTGATACAGGGGGAGTCTCCATTCCCGCCTCGACGTTTACCAACGGCATGCCTTCCTCAGGCTACTACCTAGGCGATGAGCGAGGAGGACCCCAGGCTCTTGACCTTCAGGGATACATATTCCGCGAGGGTGTTCCCTCCCTTATTGCTTACGAGTCGGGGTTCGAGACTTCACAGTCTTCCGAGATACCCGACACTCCTTTTCAGATTACTCCCACGAATGATGGCTGCTGGTCCAATGACCTAGGAGTAACCATCGATGGTGTAGACGCGATCAAGGTGAGCAGCTCCCCATCCACAGGCGAGTACTTTGTGGATGATTGGGGCACCTATACCTTTAGTGATGCGGACAAAACCAAGACTGCTGTTATGTCTTATAGCTTTACACCATCCGCTGTTTCCTTCTCCGCAACTGAGACTGTAGCTGAGTGGTTTAAGCGGAAAGATCGTATTGGCCTCCTGTCCAAGACCCTGGGTGGTCAAGAGACAATGGTCTTTTCCACTGCCGATATGAGTCAGTCTTCCAAGGCTACACTCCAGGCTTACCGCAATGTGATCCCCGCATGAGTGAGGACACTTTCTACGCAACCGTAGTCGGTGAAGACCGCATCCGGAACTTTGATCTGCTGCCCACAGTAGTTCAGACAATCCTCATAGACAAGGTCGAGCAGTTCGTAGAAGAAATGCGAGACCTCGCAGCTGCTAACCTCGATGAGCGACTGGGAACAAAGACGGGTAGATTAACAGGCGACTCGATTGAGACTGAGGTTCGGGTTGAGGGTCGCCAGGTAAAGGGTCGTCTGTTTATCGAAGGCGTCCCCTATGCTCGTATTCAGGAAGAGGGCGGTACTACACCAGCCCATATGATCTACCCCGTAAATGGGAAAGCACTCGCCTTCACGGGTGCACTGGGTGATAAGGTCTTTGCTCTACGGGTATTCCACCCCGGGGGGTTTATTCCGAGCAAACACTTCATGCGAGATGCCCGACGCGAGCTGGGCCCTGCTATCAGCCGCGGCTTGAAGGCTGCCCTGGTTCAAGGTATCCGCGAGAACATGAGGATCGGCTCATGATTGATGAAGAACTTATCCTCTATACCCTGGCACAGCGGATGACTGACGTTAGGTGGGCCCGTCCGGGCGATCCACCGGATAGCCGTCAGTTCCTTACCGTGTCGCGTCGGGTTGTCCTGTTCGGTGAGTGTCCTCAGCAGCCTGCATGCTATCAGGCCGAGCATGGTGACACCGTTGCGCAGGTGACCGGCATGCCATATAAGACGATTCTACAGGCAAAGTGGATCATCTATCAAAACTTGGCCCAGGACAAGAATGCTCTGGGTGTAGTTGAGAATAACCTAATTATCCAAGGCTGCTATGCTGCACTGGCACCACGCCCCGATGATCCTGGCTTTCTCGATAGACGCAATACTCTCGGTGGTTTAGTGTATCATTGCTTTATTCAAGGTGAACTATTCAAGGATCCTGGTGACTTAGATGGCCAGGGCATGATGGTTATTCCTATTAAAGTGTTGGTGCCATAATACGTTTCACGGGCCCGGGTGGGTTTACCTATCTGTGAAAGTCGGGATCCTCCGGCGGGTTAAGTACAAGGAGCTAAGATATGAGTCAGTATGTCTTTGGCACCGGGCAGCTCTTTGCGATGCCCGTTGGCGGTGGTGCCCCGCTTCGCTTCGGCGCGTTGCAGGATGTCTCTGTGGATTTCAACGGTGACATCAAGCAGCTATTCGGTCAGTATCAGTTCGCACTCGACGTTGCTCGCGGTAAGACCAAAATCGACTGGAAGGCAAGCTCGGGTAACATCGATGCCAATGCCTTCAATCAGGTCTTCTTTGGTCAAACTGTGGACACCGGCAATGAGCTGATCCAGGTCGTCAATGAAACGGGCACTGTTCCCGCTATGTCCACCTACACGGTTACCGTCTCGCATGGCGCTGACTTTGTGATGGATCTGGGTGTCTACAATGCC